TAAATACAAAGAAATCAACCCCAGGCCTTTCTTCACAAGAAAGAGTATTGGCAAGACTATATAACAAAAACATTTAATAACCCAAAACTTTTAACAAAATGAAAAAAAGACAAAATTTGGCGTTACCAACTTTTACACAAAACACCTATGCAGGTGAGTTCGCTGGCGAATATATCGCAGCTGCGTTGTTATCTGCTAAGACATTGGATAACAAGTTAGTAACCATCAAACCAAACGTCAAGTTCAAATCTGTAATTCAGAAACTTGATGTATCAGGAATCGTACAAGATGCTTCTTGTGATTTCGTAACCTCTGGTTCAGTAGCACTTTCTGAAAGAATTCTTGAACCAAAAGAACTACAAGTAAACCTACAATTGTGTAAGCAAGAATTCGTTGATTCTTGGGAATCTTTACAGTTAGGTTTCTCTGCGTTTGATACTATCCCAGCATCATTCAATGATTACTTGATTTCTTATGTGGCTGGAAATGTTGCACAAGCAACTGAAACTGCTATCTGGCAAGGTACTGCTTCTAATGGTTCATTCCTTGGATTCCAAACTCTATTCTCTGCATCAATTGCTGCAGGTGGAGCAGGTGCTGTATTACCGGCATTAACTGGTTCTGCTATTGACTCTGGTTCTATTACTGCTGCTAACGTATTGAATAAGTTAAACAATGTGGTTCAAACTATTCCTGCTGCCGTATATGGTAAGGAAGACCTTTTAATCTATGTTGGTACTTCAGTTGCTAAGGCATACCAAACTGCACTTGCAGGTGGAGCAATTGGAGCAAATGGATACAACAACCAAATGAACGTAGGTGAAAAACCTTTCAACTTCAATGGTATTGAAATCGTTCTTTGTCCAGGTATGAGTGACAACAAAATTGTGGCAGCACAAAAGTCTAACTTGTTCTTCGGAACTGGATTACTTTCTGACCACAACGAAGTAAGAGTATTGGATATGGCTAATCTTGATGGTTCTCAAAATTATAGAATTATCATGAGATATACTGCTGGTGTTCAGTTCGGTATTGGACAAGATATTGTTTACTACGGAGCATATTAATTTAACTAACTAAACAAAAAAATTTAATAGTATGGCATGTAATATAACAGCTGGAAGAAACGAAGTATGTAAGGATAGTATCGGTGGTTTAGCCGGCGTATACTTTATCAACTTTACTACTGGTTCTTTCACGAAAAACGGAAATGGTGAAGTAACTGCTTTACCTGCTAGTTCAAGTGTATACTATTATGAATTAAAAGGCAATTCTGCATATACAGAAACCGTCAATACATCAAGAGATAATGGTACTACTTTCTTCTCTCAAGAATTAACTTTGAACTTGAAGAAATTAACCAACGAGATGACAACTCAAATGAAGTTGTTGGCTTATGGTAGACCACAAATCATCGTATGGACAATGAATGGAGATGCCTTATTAGTTGGTGAAAGAGAAGGAGCCGATATGACCGCAGGAACATTACAGACTGGTGGGGCGATGGGAGATCTTTATGGATACTCCCTAACCTTCACAGGTATGGAACAACTCCCTGCAGCATTTATATCTGGTTCAACTACAACTACTGCTATTCCTACTTCGGTATTGAATGGTGGAACAATAGTGTACGGAACCAATAGTTAATTCATAATTTAGTATTTAAAGAAAACTCCTCCTATGATAGTCTCGTAGGATTGACTCATAAAGAGTTTCAACCCCATAGTAATATGGGGTTTTTTTTATCTCTACTATTTATAGATAATATCGTGTTATTATATAATAACAAACAGATAATTAGAGATAATGTTAACATATTTCACTGGTGATACTAACCAATATACTATTAGAGTAGAACCTCTACCAACTGGGTCAGAGGTCTTGAGTATAGATTTACAAGACATGACTACATTAAGGAACTACCCTACAATCAATTTGTCTGGTTCTGGATGGGGTTATGAAGAGTACGAATCCTATGTTTCTTTTAGTGTAAATTTTAATGCAGAAACTCTGTTTGAGGTTCCTCCTGGAAATGAGTTTAGAATGACAATATATCCAAGATATAGGCCATCAGGTTCTCAAACATTAGTAGTAGGTGATGTAGTATGGAGAGGTTCTCTCGCATTCTTTGTTTCTCAAAGTGAAGATAAACCAAACTATGTAAACCAAGTACCAATACCAGTAAATGGTGAATACCCATACATTTCAAACGATACAGAAAATAGATATATAATCCTTCCATAAGATGAATACAAAAGCAATTAGAAAAGAAGGCAAGTTTAGCGTGGTGAACCTTGCGGATAATATGATTCCACAAGTTACAGAAGACACTAAAACCCGTTACTCATGGGTTCCATTTGGTGTATTTGGTCAAGATGACTTCTGGGATGCAGTAGTGATGGCATATAATGACTCTACAACAAATGCAACCTCGGTTAATAACCTAGCTGATTTGATATTCGGTAAGGGATTATTTACTACTGATGAGAACTTACAAAAGGCATTTGAAAAAATTATACCACAAGAAGAAACTAAAAGAGTTTGTTTTGATTTGAAACTATATGGTAATTGTGCGTATCAAGTATATTGGAATGATGACCATACCAAGATTGTAAAGATGTTTCATATTCCAGTACAAACCCTTCGTGCTGAGAAACTATATGATAATACAAGAGTAGAATACTATTACTATTGTACTGATTGGAAAGACCAAAGAAAGATTAAGGATAAGATTAAAATACCAGCATTTGGAACATCTGATGAGAAAAGAGAAGTTCTATACATCAAAGATTATTCACCAAACTTGTATTACTACTCCCTTCCTGATTGGGTATCTGCTCTTCAGTTTGCAATTGCAGAGGCTGAGTTGTCTAATCTACACATAAACACAATCACAAATGGGTTCTTACCTACTTTGATGATTAACTTTAATAACGGAGTTCCTGCACCAGAAGAAAGACAAACTATTGAGGATTTACTTTATTCTAAATTTACAGGAACTAATAATGGTGGTAGATTTATGGTGTCATTTAATGATGATAAAGAGAACCAACCAACCATCACTGCAATCCAATCAGATAATCTACATGATAGATTCAAGTATGTTGCAGAATATGCACAAGATAGAATCCTAGTAGGACACAAAATTACATCACCTCTGTTGTTTGGAATACGAACTGCTAATAATGGTTTTTCTTCCAATAGCGATGAGATGAAGACAGCGTATAGTATCTTACAAACAATGACCATTGCTCCTTTCCAGAACCTGCTAATCAACAACCTGACAACTGCATTAAGAGAAGGTGGATTACCTGAATTAGAATTGTATTTTGAACAACTAACTCCTTTGGTAATCTTATCAGAGACTGCAGAAGAAACTGGCAAAACAATAGAACAAGTTGAAGATGAAGTCAATGATTCAATGGCAACTCCTGACCAAGAGGCAGACCCTAATATAGATGAAGAAACTATAAATGATGAAGAGGAGTTGGAATTCATCAGAAACAACATGAGTTCAAAACTATTAAACAAAAGATTTAACTAACTATGGCTACTGCATTATTCATAACAAGAAATGACATTATCAAAAATACTCCTTTGCAAGGAGCAATAGATGCTGATGCACTTCTACCCTTCATGGTTACGGCCCAAATCAAGTATATAAAGAATTTACTTGGAACGGTGTTGTATGACTTTTTGTCATTAAAAATAGAAACTGGTACCGTAGGTGATTTGAGTGTGTATTACCAAGACTTATTATCAGACCATATCAAACCTACACTTATATGGTATGCGTGTGTAGAATACATCCCATTTAGTTCCATTCAGTTTAAATCAAATGGTGCTGTAAAACAACAATCAGAACAAGGTGTTGCACCAAGTAAAACAGAGATTGATTATCTAAAGGCACAGGCACAAACTAATGCAGATTACTACGCGTTGAGATTACAAAACTACTTGATTGCATATTCTAATCAAATTCCACAATACTTGGAATCAGTTGGAAATCAAACACAAATATATCCAGACCAAACCAACCAATATTTTGGTGGTATTCAATTATAATATATGGCAGCAATAGTACATAATTCAGGTGTAAATTATACACTATATTACAACATCTTGGATTACTTCAAGACAATCATGGATAATCACCCATCCCTTGAAGTGGTTACACAAGGATTGATTCAAGATTTTGACACACGAGAATTCCCACAATATCCTGTGGGGAATGTGTCAATTCTATCTTGTGAGTATTTTGATACGGTTACTAATTGGAATATTCAGTTGGTAGTTGCTGATAAGATAAAGAATAGAAACAACGAAAGTGTTGGAGGATTTAACACACAAACTATTCCCTTTTACGGAGTAGATGATACGGTTGATATACACGCAAACACACTTGCAATTATAAATGATTTAACTTCATTTACACAAAGGTCAGTAGATGGTTTAGATATACCTGATATTATTATTAACGAACCATTTGAGGACCGATTCAATAATGGTCTTGCAGGTTGGGTTTCTACATTTACCGTAGTAGTTCATAATAACAGAGATAGATGTCTATTCCCATTACTACAATAATTAATGGCTAATTTAAGTTCAATAGTACGAGGTAATAAGGAGTTGAATAAAGTTGCAACTCAAATAAAGAATATTGCCTTATTTTATGCTCCAAAGAAAACTGGTAATCTAAAAAGAAAGATGAACCAAGCTAATAGACCATCTAATATGATAAAGATATTGAGTGGTTCTAGTAAAGTTAGTATTGGTATTTCATTAGATATAGCACCTAATGGAGCAGAGTATGGTAAGTATTGGAACTCACCGAATGTATCCAAGACCGTGCGAAATGGTAAAACCAAGAATGTTCCTCGTAGTATAGATTACGGAAAGAAGGCCATGGAAGACCCACAAACTAAAAAGGAAATAGGTGATTTCTTAAAACAATTTGCTGATGATTATACCAAGTTTGTTTTGAAAGAATTGAAGAGCAAATAACCATCCCTACTTTTTATCCATATTGTGGTTATATATAAAATGATTTTGTAATATGGCTTTATACATAACACAACAACCACCATTAGTAAGTTTAGCTCAATCTCCAATGCCAATTACATTGGAAGAGGATACTCAAGTAATAACTTCAAGTTCATTTCAGTATGTATTGGATTTATACTATTGGACAGGTTCCCCTGCAGACTCTGGTTCTGCTAAATACACTCTTGTAAAATATCCAAACACAAGTGGTGTTGGTATATTTGATGTAAGTAGAATACTAAATTCTACACTAACTGAATTGTTAGAAGCAAGTCAAGGATTTGGTGTTATTAAATTTGCAAAATGTGTTGGATCTTGGGAATATCTTTCAGGTTCATCTTATGTAACGAGTTCACAAGTAGTAGAAACTCAATTATTTAAATATATTGATGGGTATCAATTATTTCCTGAAACAATAGGTGAGGATATATATGAACTAACACCACACTGGCCATTGATGACTTCTGGTCCTGCAACACAATCCGTGTTTATGTCCAATGTAAGTAATGCTGGTGTATTTGTTGGTGATTATGATTATGGTTCACAAGCAACAAAGATAGTTTATTCATCAAGTTTACAAGTTGCTGAATATGCATTATATTCTACTACTGGTTCTGATTTCCAAATCAACCCTTACCCAAATGCACCAAGTGATTCAACTTTCCCTTTATCAGGTTCATTTGATTCTTATACTATTCAAGCATACTCTAATAATACACCATTAGGAACTCCAATAAGATACAATATAACTTGTAATCAAAAGTATCCAAACATACGAGTGAAATGGAAAAACAGATTCGGTCAGTTTGATTCATTTAACTTTAATATGATTAACACTAAACAATTTAATGTTAATCGTTCACTTTACCAACCACAAATTGGTTCATGGGAAGGTACTGGATTAGGATATGCTGATTATGAATCCAATAATCTAAATTACATGGTAGATACAAAAGAAAGTATCCAAGTAAATACAGATTGGGTTGCTGAGGAGTATAACGAGATATTCAAACAACTCTTGGTAAGTGATGAGATATATTGGATATATGATGAGGCGAATTACTATATAAAACCAATTACAATAAAAACATCTAATCTTACATTCAAGACAGGTGTTGTAGATAAAGTAATACAATACGCATTTGAATTTGATTATGGCCAGACGTACAAGCTTGTAATCTAATTTGGAAATGTGAAAATAATTTCGTATATTTGTTAAACAAATATAAAATATAAAGTTATGAAAAAGTATTATGTTTACGAGTTGATGAATTTAATGGGAAGTATAGAGTATGTTGGAGAAAGTATTAATCCATATAAAAGATTTTATAGTCATACTAAATACAAACCAGGATATAAGAATCAATCACCATCTTATGGTAAATTTTATGGTAGATGTGATTTAGTAATGAATATAGTTAATGAATTTGAAAGTAAAAAAGAAGCATTCCATTATCAATGTGAACTTCAAAAATACTACGGTTTAGAAACTGATGGAGAAAGAATGAAAAGAGTTTTCTCTAATGAATGTAGAGAAAAATTAAGAAATGCCAAATTAGGTATTAAACGAGGACCATATAAAAAATAAAACATGGGAGTTAATAGTAGTAAAGGTTTTAATTTTCGTTTAATGGCATCAGGGAGTGAGGGTTATGTACAACTTGATACATTCTCTGATGAAGAAATACTCGTTTCTAATAATGTCACGGGTTTATTTGATTTAGGAGTACTTCCATCTGATTTCACAAGACAAATTACTATACCTGGTACAAAAGTTAATAACGCATTCTTTCAGCATGTTTATGACATTGCAATACAGAATCCTTATCTATTTTCTACCAATGTAAAAGTACCAGCATACTTTGATTTTGATGGTATATATGTTTCACAAGGTTATCTACAATTGAACCAAGTAAATGTGTATGCAAATAAGTTTGTGGAATCCTATGAGATTTCTATATTCGGTGGTTTATCATCTTTTGGTAGAGACATAAACAGAAACTACCTTACTGATTTAACATCATCACTAGCACAATATAATCATGTTCTAAACTGGGATAACGTATCTCAATCTTGGGAGAATGGATTGTTTGGTGGGGATTTAGTTTATCCACTTGTGGAGTATGGACAAAGAATACAATATACACCTGAAGAAGAACTATTTGGTATAGATTCACCATCGGGTTCTCTTTGTCTTCAAGATTTCAAACCAGCAATTAGAATAAAAAAAGTATGGGATGCTATATTTGAACAATATGGTTATACCTACTCATCATCTTTTTGGGAACAACCATTCTTGGATAATGTGTATATGTTATGTAACAATGGGTTACGATACCCAATATTTGATGAAATAGATTTAGAAACTTATGGTCTATTTAAGATTGGACCTTTGAGTGGTAGTGGAACTGATGTTCTACTAACTGCAGGTAATAATAGAAAACTTGAGTGGTACAATATATTAGAAAATACTAATAATAATTTAAACACAAGTTTAGAATATTCACTTGATTTCCCAACTGGAATTAGAGGATTGTTAAATCTTAATTTTGAAGTATCATCATCATCAGCTGGTAATGGTATTCCACAATTCTCAATGATAATAAAGAATGTTAGTAATACCTTTTCTGCAAGTATAGATTTGGTTAATTACAATAGTTACCTAACTGATGTACAGATATACAATAACAATCAAACAAAGACAGAGAAATTCACTTTATTAACTGAATGGAACTCTCCTCTTTTACCAGCAGATGATTATGAGTTTTTTATAAAGTATGTGGTTCAAGGAACTAATAACTTTGCAGTAATCTTAAACCCTGATAGTTCGGTTACATCTTATTTACAAGTAACAAAAGTAAATCAAGGTGGTGAAGGTCTTGTGATGAATATTGCAAATAATATGCCGTTCGGTACGAGTGGTATTAAACTGATTGATTTTATTACATCTATACAGAAGAAGTATAATCTTGTAATATATCCTAATCAAACAAAGAATAGAGAGTTCATCGTAGAAACCTTTAATAATTGGTATAACAAGGGTGAGATAAGAGACTTTAACAAGTATATCAACTTGAACGAGAAAATCTCCTCAATCCCAGCTAATAACCTAGCAGTGAATCAATTAAACTTTGGTGATACTCTTGATGGTGATTATGTATCACAACAATTCTCCAAGGCAGCAAATAGAGAGTATGGTAAGAGTTATTATGTAGATACCGAGAACTTCTTCTCACAAGGTAAGTTTGAAGTTAAGAGTGGATTTGCATCTACTCCATTGGTATATCTTGCAGGAACTGGTACTTCTGGTTCTGCACAAACTGGAGTATTCCAATTCCGTTCTACGGCAACTGCAACTACAATTAGTTCATTCAATGCAACTGCTATTGCGAATATCAAGTTAGGAACTCAATTCTTGACTCAAGCAACTGCACAAGTATTCTCTCAAAATAGTTCAGTAACAACTAATTCACCAAGTACTGGATTCTTTGTAACACAACTACAACTTGGTGATACAATTATGTTTGAGGCATTTGGTGCAACTGCAACTAACTTTGATTATACATTTATCAAAGATCTTGATGGTGTACAAACAATATTGGATAGTGGAACAACTCAAACCACATTTAATTATACAATACAAAGTGTGGATGTGGCTGCAACAACTGCAACATTCCTTTGTGTAGTTCAAGATAGTGATTAAAAAAATAGAATATGTCAGTAAAGAATAAAATATTCATTCCAACCCTTATCTCATCAATTGATTATCAACCAGTGAGAACACTTCCGCATATCTATTTCTATAATGGACTGAAGGAATGTGATACATATTTTATACAACACTATTCAGGTAGTGCAACAAGTTCAGTTGTTGTTTCAGAACAAGATACTTTCCCTTATGTTGATTACTATGATGGTTTAACACCAACTACTAGTTCTAATTCATTACTATTCTTTAATGAACAAGCAGTATATGGAGAAACTCCTACTGCATCTCTTTATACAGAGTATTGGGATACTTATGTATCACTCTTATATAACCCAAGAACAAGGTTGTTTAAGGCATCAGCTATTATACCCCTAGCGGATTATTTTGAGATGGAGTTGAATGATATTGTACAATGGAGAGGTAATTACTACCACCTTCGTGCAATAAACGATTACAACCTAAAAGATGGTACTTGTAAAATAGAACTATTAGGTCCAATCATCAGAGATGCAGTTACGGATATTCCAGCACCAATCCCACCTATTACTGATTGTACATTTAATTTCAGTTCAAGTGTTGTACCACAAGTTACAACTACTACAACTATTGCACCAAGTACAACAACTACTACGGCAGCACCAGTTCAAGAATGTACAGATTATGTAGTTGGAACAAGAGATGGTTCAGGATTCTTCTTTACATTTACAAGATGTGGTACTGGTGTACAACAAACAGTTTATTTAAGTCAAAATAATAGAAATTTCTATTTCTGTGGATTCCCAGTTAGTGCAGTACCACCAAGTGGTTATTTGAATGTTTTAGGACCTTGTTCAGAACCTATTCCACCATCAACTACTACTACAACAAGTACTACTTCTACAACTACAACTACAACTTTGGCTCCATTAGGAACTTGTGATTGTCAATTGTGGGAAATTGATGATGATGGTGTTCCTTCATCCTATAATATTAACTTTGTTGATTGTAATGGTACTTCAAGAAATATATCAGGTACTAATCAAGCAAGGAAATGGTTTACTGCACTTTCAGGTTCAGTAGTTAAAACTGGTACAAGAGCCGTTACTCAACAAGGAAGTGTACCAAATGAATTTGCTGGTTCATATTGTAAAACTCTTGATTATTGCAAATATCAAACTTACACTTTCCAAGATTTACCAAGTTCTGATTGGTTATACTATCAATACATTTCAACTGCAAGTTGTCAACCAGTTATGGATTTCCAACTACCTCCACAGGGTGGAAGTATAACTGTAATTTCAGGTTCTTTGGCAGTATATCCTAATGCAATTCTTTCAAGTGGAAGTGTACAAACTGGTGGTCCTTGTTGTACAACTACTACAGCTGCACCAACTACAACAACAACTACAATACCTTAAATTATGGCAACTGAAATAAGAAAAATAACATTAACTGAATATAATAATTTGAGTGGTCCTGCATATAGTGTAGAATACTCAACTGATTGTATTACATATTCTCAATCGTTAGATTGTACTAACTTATTTTTGGCAGGAGTTGGTTCTTTTGGTTTTTGTACAGTTGATGAAAATACAACTTGTGTTCGTTTAACATCTATAAACTCTCCATGTACTAATTCAGTTGTTGAGGATTTAACACCTACAACCACTACTACAAGTACAACAACAACAACTTCTACTACTACAAGTACTAGTACTACAACAACCACTGCAGGTCCTACTACAACTAGTACTACTACTACTCTGGCTCCTACAACAACCACGAGTACAACTACTACTACAGCTGCACCAACAACTACAACCACAACGGTAGCACCAACAACTACTACAACAACTGCTGGAACTACTACAACTACTAGTACTACAACTACTACTGCAGCACCAACAACTACAACTACAACCGAACCATGTGTTGATTGTTATGTTTATACTTGGCAAAATGTAACTAGTTCAGTAGTTGGTCTTGCAGGAAATGATTGTAATGGACCTGGAACATGGAGTTTCAATACTAACCCTTCTGAATCAGGTAGTACTCCTTGTTCAAAAGAATATAGTGCTGAACAAATAAGTAATTATTCATCCTCTGGTATTATATTCCCATCATCTGCTTCTTGTGGAAATAGTTGTATTCCTACAACAACTACAACTTCTACAACAAGTACAACTACAACTGCAGCACCTTCAACACTTTGTTATGAAATAGAAACCGTACAAAGTTCTCAAGGTGAATGTTTTGATTGTCCTGGCTTCTTTGCAAGTACAACTGATACAATACTTCATATCTTTGATATTTGTAGTGGAAGTGAAATCTTCCCTCCTGTTGATATACTTGTAGAATCAAGATATAGTGATAATTCAACATCAAGTCTATTCATACCATCAGGTTCT